CCCATCTTCTTAGGTTTTGCGGCTTTCCATTGTGGCGCAGCACGCTGAGCGCCAATCTTAACTTGGTTCATGTATGGGATCCGCCAGAACCAGGCGGACTGTACATCCTAGGAAACATTTCTTATCAGGAAATGTCCACCCGTGCAGTCTCTCGGCATTTAGCCGGTAGACACCATATCCTTCTCGGGCCAATTATTATCATAGTGAGACGCCGAAGCGTGAGCATGCTAATCAAAATTGGAAAATCGCCGAGTCGCGAGTCAGTGTCACCGCCACTTAGCACGGAACTATTAAGATATGAATTCTATTATCATTTATTACTTCCTCAAGAATTGCCTTTCAACATAATCGGGTCAAACCATAAATGGGAACTCACGTTGCTTAGAGTAATTATTGTACCGCTAATGGGCGAACAAAGGGAAGTGATAAGGAAGAACCAACATCACCGTTTTGGGAGGTTTACATCCTAGAACCCCATGGCTAAGTTTAACGTCTTTCCAGGACCATTATGCTTATCGATCACCCCTGCTAAGTGAATAAGTCATAAACATGAAATAGACCCAAGTGTCTACATCGTTTCTGCTCAAGGCAGCCACAGCACTGCTGCAGCCCGAATAAGCGACAAAGCCAACCCTGAGTCGGGAGAATTCTCTCCGACTCACCAGAATAGACCGGAGGTCAGGACACGGCTCCAAAGCCAGATGATCCCTAACCGCCCAAGGTCGAGCAACCACTTCAACGTGTTGCTTTAAAAGGAAACCGGGGATTGGGTGTTGAGAGGTCTTCAGACCCTGACAGCATCCCAATGACCACTTCGCCATTTTCTTCTGGCAAAGTGTTGTCTGATACTTGAACCCTTGAGGAACAAGCACACCCAAACCTCCAATCTCAATTGGTAGGAACAGGTTTCGATGGAAACCACGACCGTAGGGGGTTATCTTACCCTCACGAGAACGAACAAAGGTTTCTTTCTGGATCTCATCCTTATGAAAAGAAAGGTACTGAGATAGGATATCCTTTTCACGCCCGGGCAAACAGCCGCGGAGCATCGTGTTGATTACTGGAACAACACCCAAAGCTAAGCCATCGTCATGATGAGAGCTAGCCTCCTCCCGATTTTGGACTTTATGCTGACCAAAGAACAGGCCAGTATTAAGGAAATCAATCTGCCAGGGAGTATCCGTTTTCTTCAGGTCATAATGAATGCTCGTACTATTTACGTTAGCATAGACCGAATGACAATAGGATTTACCAACACTCATGTTAAGGCCAACCGCCTTTCCAACACGAATGTGTTCATCCCAATATTGTCG